ATTTACTGTGACAGAAGACATGCTAAGTCTGATGACAGAAATAATATTAACGGATTACCCACAAGGCATCCATATGACCAGGGCTAAGCTTTTAGATCTTATCGATGAAATTAAGGAGCCAACAGATGAACGATAACATTTGCCGTATCGATGATGAATTCGTACACAACCCAGACGAAGGATTAAGCCCAGAAGACTTGGCTAAACGTAGACGCGATGCAATAGAGTGCGAATACATAGATAGGTTCATAACCGAAGAACAGTTAAGAATAGGAGCGGAGAATGGCAGAAAACCTTACAAACCCCCACACCATGAGGAAGAGTCAGAATGAACAAAATGCAAAAAGGAGAAGCCTATTTTGATACCTTGGTTCGTCTTTTCCCAAATAAAGAAATAACCCTACACGCCCCATTCCCAGGTAGATTCCCAGACAGTGACAGCTGGGTTGTAATAGTTGATGGGGAACTTATTCAGTTTACCGAAGACACCTTTGACCAGATTGTTAAAATTTTAATCACATTAGAGGAAACCAAATGAACGATAAACCTAAAGTCTACAAAGCCTTAGTAACCAAGCTAGACAACCAAGAATCATTGAAGAAAGATATCACCACTTTAACGGATGAGCTTACCGCTCATAAAAGCGATAACTACTCATCCGCAATCAGACTTCAAGATCAAATCAACCGCCTCAAAGCCGATTTTATCGATATTCAAAAAGAGCTACAGTTTATAAACGATAAACTGAAAAGCTTCGTTATATCCTGGGTAATCTCAACCCTAAGCCTCTTGGCCGGTATCGTAACTCTTGTCCTCACGAGATAGGCTATACTCAATTTACTCCTGTAGTGTAGGGGGTGTGGTTAGGGTTGTGGTATTTTGTTGTCACAGCCCTTTTTAATCGGTTTAACGGTCACATTGTGCACAGAGATTTGGGCATAGGGGTTAGATCTTAATTCATTTTCAACCTCTGTTGGCCAGTGTCTGAGGCCATTGATGCAATGGATACGTTCTGGGTCTATTCCAGCTAACCATAAGCAAAACTTCTGCCACCGGCCAAAGTTCTTTATTGGCATTACATACATATCCATTACAAGTTCTCCAGTAGTTCAGGATTTTCTAGTGAGTTTCCAATGATAGTGAAAGGATGATTTCTATATCTTCCCATTAATAGATTATAGATTTGAGGAATAGACTCACAAATTAAAGGTATTGGGGGTCTGGAATCGTCATTTAATCGTACTACCATAATAATATCTTGTTCAAATAACTCTTTTCCTGTTCGATCTTTTAATCCGGTTGATTGCATGGGAATAATGTAATCAGGGGTATCGACTTTATCCCCATTATAATCATAAATCACAAGCTCGCCAGTGTGATACATCTTGAAATTCAAATCTTCAATAAATCTTTTTCTTTCTGTATTCCAAACCCTAAATCCTAACATTTCTAATTTCCTTCTCTATTTCAATTACTCTGTTTCTTTCATTAATATGGTTTGAATATCTAAAACTATATCCTCAGATAAACTCAATATCTCACGAACACTATCAGATTCTCTAGCTTCTTTGATAAAATCCATTAACAATATCTCTATGTTTAATACATTTTCTTTATCCATATAATTATCCTTTTAAGTTAATAAAAAAAAAGAGATCATATATTAAATCTTTATATCATTTATCTTTATCCTTCTTTGCTTTCCATCCCTAACCGGGAAGTTGAAGGTGGGATTTGATGTATAGCTCGGGCCTAGGTATCTTTCGATACGCCCGAGCTATCAACTCTCCGGTATAGCAGTGGAGCCGACCGTCAGTTATTACGAAGACTTTTCTTATAAGTTGAATTCCTTATAAGCCCTGACCAGCACTTTCTTCGATCCGCTCTTGCTTGCACCCTTGGTCCCCATTCTTGGTGCCTTTGCTGCAGTGATGGTCCGAACCGTTGGCTCCCGTAAGACCATCGCAACTAACGTGATCATGAGGATGAAAAAAAGATGGTAAATTGTTGAACAATGAGGTTGACAGCTGAGATCGGGATTGGTATATTAGGCATGTACAGTCCTTGTTTGTTTAGTATTACCTCGTAAGTACATATTAACACAAACAGTTTTAAATTGAATAGCCCTGAGCTAAAAATCCAGGGCTATTTTTTTTAAACCTGCTATCCTCTACTCAAGGGGGTAAACATGAATAAAAACTCTTTCTACCTGGCATCAATCACAATAAACCTATTCATCATCTATGTATACCTTACCCTATACCCCTATACCCCGTCTATCTTCGATACCCCTAGCATCTGCATGGCATCAGTAATAAACGCTCTCATAGGCCTTACATTCGTTAACATCAAACCTATCATAGGCGCCCTAGTCGTATTATCAACCCTCTTACTCACAATCGCATCAATCTCTAACTTCCTTGTACTCATCACCATTCCAGTGCTAGAATAATCTCGTACAGACCCCGATAGTGATAGTCAGCCAGGGCATAAGGAATGTTCACCTTATGCCCGCTCCTTAACTAAGAAAGTAATATGATAAACAAATCCCTCATATGCGGAATTCTCCAATCAGAACCAACGTTCAATAAAAGCTTCTCTCGCTTCAACCTCTCCATCACAGAAGAATATACAAACAAAGAAGGTAAACCTAAACTCTCTACCACCTCTCACCCCATAACCCTCTGTGGCCGTGTCGCCGAAAGCTTCTGTGAACAAGCTAGGCTAGGCGATGTCGTACTCATAGATGGCAAATTAGTCATGTATGTCTATACAGACGAAAAAGGTAACCTAGTCAAAGAATATCGCACCTTTGGTCACCACTTCGCCATCGTATCAAAAGAAATAGAGAATATTTAATAATCCTATTGACTCTTAAATCCTCATGGTATATTATCCAACTATTGAATAGGGGGAACCATGAGGAAACGAGAGGAAGATGCTTTGATTACATTCCATTTGCCATTACCTATGAAGACAAAGTTTGTTGACAAGTGTAGGGATATGGATACATTGCCATCGCCGATACTGAGACGAATGATTAAAGAGTTTTTGAAGGAGAAGATTAAATGAGTTTTGAAGAATTGAAGCGTTTTAAAGTAGAGGATGATATTAAGTTTTTGCAAGAAGAGGTTATTAGACTTCGTGCGTGTATTAATGATTTACTTGGCGAGTTAAAGGATGTTTGGATAGCTGTTAATGCTAATGAAAGAAATAATATTCATGTGCATAAATTGCAAATTGATGTTAACAATCTTATGGACAAAAGAATGGATAGGTTTGAAAATGACAGAAAATGAAGCGGACATAAAAATATCAGAAATGACAGATATAGAGCAACTTAGGATGGGTGTAGTAGATTTGAATGAGAAGTTAGCAACAATAGTGATTTGGATATGTAACAATAAATTGGCATCCCCGTATGAAATAGCTGGTCTTGTTCAGTTGATAGGTCAAGATTATCTTGCAATGATGGCTAGAATGATGCGTGAAAATATTGAAAGTAGAGGGGGAATGCGAAATGCTGACACCGGAAAACATTGAGGAACGCTTGTCACTTATCACGGGCTCTGATGCTAGTATTATTTGTGGACAAAATCCTTATTGCACGCCTTATAAGCTCTGGGAATACAAGACACGAAGAGCTGAGTCAGAGGATATAAGCAATAAGCCTTCTGTTATCGCTGGTAATCGTCTTGAGAGCGCTGTTATTGATTGGCTGGCTGATGAACTGGGTTTAGATGTAATCAAGTCTAGCGGGCTTTTGGTTAAGCATAAAGACTTTCCCTGGATGGCTGGGAATATTGATGGGATGTGTAGAGATGGAAAGGCTATTGTTGAGGTTAAGACGACTGGGGATTCTAAGGATTGGGGCGAGTCTGGCACTGATAGTATACCTAATCGTCACAAATTACAGATTGCTCATTATCTTGCAATCAGCGGGGCCGAAACTTGTTACGTTGCTGTGCTTATTCGCGGTGTGGATTTCCGTCATTACGTTATTAAGAGAGATTTGGAGCTGGAAGAGTGGCTAATCAAGAAAGAGTATGATTTTTATTTACATGTTAGAAATGATTTGCCGGTACCTATTACAGATTTGAATGATTTATATAAATGGAGCAGTCAACAGACGGCCAGGGACAGTATTAAAAGTAATTGGGAGATTGATGCCATCATTGAGAGGTATCGCTATGTTGAATCAACGATTGATATTGCAACAGATGATTTGAAGGCATTGAAATTGAAGATTTGCGAGTACATGGGCATAGCTGAAAAGATGTATAATGTTGATGGCAGATTGGTTGCAACATGGAGCAATAGGAAGGGGCCAACAGGGATTGATAGAGATAAGTTAGAGAGCAGTTATCCAGAGGTTTATGCTCAGGTAGTGAAGGTAGGGGCTGCATCTAGGGCTTTTAAAGTTAAGAGTAATGATGATTAAAGGAGAAATGTAATGAGTAATAAGCTAAGAGCTGTAGCGCCAGAGGCGTTAGAGAAGCGATTGAAGGTTCTATTGTATGGGGCAGCGGGTACGGGGAAGTCGACAGCATGTGCGACCTTTCCACGGGCTTATTTTATAGATACTGAGAAAGGTATTGAGAACGATCAGTACGTCACCCTGTTAAAAAAGAATGGAAGCCTCGTCTTCCAAACCAATGACTTTGACGAAATGCTCAAAGAGGTTACAGCCCTATTGACTGAGAAGCATGACTTTAAGACGCTGGTTATTGATTCACTTACTACCATCCATAATGACTTGATAGACAAAATGGCAAACAAACCAGGCGTGGGTACAGAATTTGGTCGCCATTACTCAGAAGCTAACAAGCGAATGAAACACCTCTGCAACCTGCTATTGCGCCTGGATATGAACGTTATCATTACTAGCCATTCAAAAACTGAGTATGGCCAGAACCTATCTGTAATCGGTAGCACATATGACGGATATAAGAAACTGGATTACATCTTTGACTTGGTTTTTGAGATTCAAAAAAGAGGAATGGATAGGGTCGCAGTAACCAAGAAATCACGCATCGAATCCTTCCCTGATGGCGAGTGCTTTTCATTTTCTTATGATGAGGTAGCTAATAAATATGGTAGAGAAATCATAGAACGTGAGGCAATCCCTATTGAATTTGCTACGCCTGAACAGGTTCAACAGCTTAAAAGGCTCATGGTTATAGTGCCGATGGCTGATGGAACTTATGAGAAGTGGCTAGATAAAGCCGGAGCACAGACGGCCGAAGAAATGTCAAAAGATTCTATACAGAAATGCATAGATTATCTGACAACCAAACAAACACAATCGGAGATTAATTAATGCGTTTTAATCCAAAAACCAAAGAAGAGCTTGATACATTAAATCTGATGAAACCAGGGATTTATAATTTCAGTGTGGTCAATGCAGAAGATGCAACATCCAAAAATGGTAATGAGATGATTAAACTCAATCTCGAAGTCTATGATATGAGCACCAATACTAATGGCTTCATATTCGATTACATCCTCGAAGCTATGCCAACAAAGCTATACGCCTTCTGTCACGCCACTGGAATGGGCCATCATTATAGCAATGGAACCCTGAGGGCGCAGGATTGCATAGGAAAGTCGGCAGCACTGGAGCTTACCGTTCAAAAGGGTAAAGATAATCCCAATGGTGGAAGCTATCCTGACAAGAATGAGGTGAAGCGTTATTTTGAAAAGGTCAAAGCAGATTCAGACACTAAAAAGTTTAGTGATAAAGAGTTTGATAATGATATCCCATTCTGATGAGTAGATAGCTATGACAACGATTACAGGGACAACGATTTATATATGTGATTATTGTTTGCATACAATGCACAAGAGGGAAATAAAGATAAGCTTTCCGTGTTTTTTTGTTGATGATGTGATGGATACCCTTGATTTGTGCTCATCTTCATGCCTTAAAAATTGGGCTTATGAATACTTACTTATAAGGGGAGATGGTACTAAGGTTCAAATATTATTTGAAGCCGGAAATGGACAAATGATTGAGCTTGAGCCCTGTGAACTTGAGGTAGCTAAAAAGAAAAGGCAAGCTAATTTGAGGAGTGAATAACTATGCCATGTTCTGTGAGTGATGAAGAAGAGAAATACTATGACGATTTAGATCGGGAAGAGCATCCAAATATCTATGCTTTGAAAGATGCATATAAGAGGTTGGCCGATCATCATATTGAGATAGAAACAGAAACAGAAAAGTTAAGAGATTTGGTTGATTTTCTTTTTGGCATTATAGCGAGCAGTGATAAGAGTGAGCTACTCAAGAATATTTCCAAGCCAAAAGTTTCAAAACCATTAATTTGTGATTGACCAATAACCATGTATGATGATACAATCCGCGATCTAACAAAAAAGATTGCGGGTGTATCATGCAGGATATAGTAGTTAAAGTTTTCTCTAAAGTTCCCGATTCGCCAACCAGTAGCCCAAGTTTTTATTGGTATAGAGAGGGTACGAAGCTTGAGAAAGAAAGAGGGCAGCATATCGTTGTTGACGATATACTTAGCGAACAGCAACTCGAATCAAGGTTGAATAGGAATGACTATGGAAACAAGTACAAGCCCCGTTAAAATCAGAAAACAAATACAAGCTTCCAAAGATTGCCTGAATGGAACGCATACATTTATTGTCACGCATTGGCAGGTGACAGGTAATGCTAAACGTGCTTTGCATATGATGTGCCAGAATTGCCTTATGCCAATTGAGTTAAATGACGCAAGTAAGGATTGGGTGATTAATCGTGAGTGGCTTAAAGAAGCGAGTGGAAGCACTGTCAAAACTGCTTAAAGATGATATTGGTTCAGAGATTGTTATCAGGTCTAAGGGTCAAGTTGTCATGAAGGCTAAGCCTGATAAGCAGTTTGACCGGCTCATACGGATTGTGGTGAATGTCTGATGCAAAAATATATTGGTTGGTGTTTGGCGAATCAGAGACTTATTATCTGGCTCGCTGGTTTAGACGCGGGTTTGGTCATGTTCACGCCATCGCATGTATTGAGGGCTATTGGACTCTCTTTGATCCTGCCATTCACAGCCTTGTTGTTAATGTTTTGGGTGAATCAGAAGGAGTAGACTTCATCAAGCACTACGCTGAACAGAACCCTACTCATACGTTTCTGAAAGTCCAGGTCTTCGATAATCCTGATATGCCTGTCTGGCGTGTAGGCCCAATCTCATGTGTTTCTGTTATTCAATACCTGTTGGGGGTGTACTGGCCATTGACAGTAACGCCATATCAATTATACTTTAGGCTTATTACCCATACCCCGGGTCACATAAGGATTCTTGCAGATGAACGGATCGGCAACGAAACAAGCCAAGAAGGCACAACAAGCAGCTGAACGAGAAGCCGGCGTCCTACGGGCCGATGCTGAAACCCAGCGCAAAAAAGCAGCCGAAGAACGTCGCAAAGCTACCCTCATACGTTCCCGCGCTCAGCGCGCTAGAGGCGGTGGCTCATATGAAGCCAACCCAAACCCCGTATCAACAAAGCTGGGTTAACCAATGGCAGAGCCGCGTAAACGTAGAAATTCAAAAGTACTTGATACCGCAAAAGCATTAATCCCTGTTCGGGAAAAAAATACACTTTCAACCGAAGAGGTGCAGCATGTCTTTGAAAGACGTATATCTGCTCAAGCGGATATGCTTATGTGGAAGCAATTACTTACACAAGCTCACAGATGGGCTACTCCTAACTCTAATGCTTGGTATAACCTTTATCTGCCGATTGTTCCCCCTGCTCGTAATCTCGGTGCTCCTGTTGCTGATCTTACGCTTGTGGTGGCTCACCGACGTCTTCTGGCAAAAATGCTCACAGGCATGATACCCAAAGGCCAACAATGGATGCGCTTTGTACCAGGTGACAAATTCACCGAAGGTACCCCCGCTTTCATCAACGCCCAAGCAGCCTGCGATAGACTCACTAATAAATTCTTTAACTTACTCGATAAGTCCAGATTCTATCTAGCAGGCTCAGAAGCTATATCCGATTGCCTAATCTCTACAGGCTTCATGTGCTGCAACGAAGGTACACGCGAACAACCCTTCAACTTTACCTCAGTATCAGACGCCCTAGTCATGATAGAAGGCGATGCAATGGGTGGTGTCTGTGGCCTATTCAGAGACTGGAAACTAGTCTTAGTAGCCCAAATCCCCCATATCTGGCCAGATGCTAAGCTGCCCCCTGGCTCAGAAATGAAAGATAAAGTAACCATCTATGAATGCTCATACGTCGATTGGGAAGCCGACGAGAATGAACGCTATGTCTATGCCGTCGTAACTGAAAATGAAGAAGTTTTATACGTGGCCCGTGACGCGTCATGGCCATGGATTTATTTCAGAATGATGGTACTGCCAGGGGAGAACCGTGGCCGTGGCCCTTCCCTGGAATGCGCTCCTACTGCAGCAACAATTAACAAAGCCATTCAAGATGAAATGACCGCTGCAGCTTTCCAAGCTAATCCCATGTATATGGCAAGCACCGATGCTGCCTGGAATTCAGATACCTTTATCGCTCGGCCTGGTAGCATTATCCCAGTCCAAATGGTTCAAGGTGAATGGCCAATCAGCATATTCCCTCAAGCTGGTAATCCTAAATTTACCACCTTGGTCGCTAATGAATTGCGCCAACAGATTAATGAGATGATGTTCACTGAACCACTCGGCCCTATCAATGGCCCAGATAAAACAGCAACAGAATCTAATATTCGTTATCGTGAAAACCTTGAAACATTCAGCGC